TTTCGAACTTCCAGTCATCGCTTTCGCCATCTTGATTATATATTTTAACTATTATTGATTCATCTCTAATCTGCTGACATAACATTGCAGTTCCTCCTGCCATAGCTAACTGCTCTAAAAAAACCATCTGATCCGAAGAGAGTCTATCACCTATAGCCTTAATCTCGCAGCAAACAAAGTGACCATACTTCTTACTATAACCAATGATGTCAGGAACTCCTTTCCTTCCTATAAATGCTCTACCTCTAACTGCAAGGTTATTATTCCTCCATACCTCATTGCCATTATCCTTTAGATAATCCATCATCATCTTCGTTAAATCACTTGCAGATATGTAGGCCATGTACCAAAATTACAATATATTATTAATATATTGTTAGTACCACCTGATTAGTTCTTCTGTTGGCATCTTAACATACTTGATTTTATCCTTCACTTTTATCTCGCCTATTCGCCAGTATCTCCTTGCTTTAACCCTTAAAAACTCTGCTCTTATAAAAACTATCCTATCCCTTAAATCAAGGTTAAATGCAAAAAATTCTGCTCTTGTGTCACTAATGCCACTAGGCTTACCATCGTTCTCGTATTCAAGTAGAAAGTACTTTTTCTTTAGTGCTTCTGTTTGATGTATAACAATAACCTTGGTGCTTTTAGCGAATAGCTTAATAGCCTGGTAAGTTCCATCCTTAGCCTTGGCCTCTTCTATCTCAAACTTTCTTCTATTCCTGTACCCTTTGGCCATGTCTTAATAGTTTTAGATTCTCTAATCTCAAAGTAATCTACATCATTTGTATCAGCTAATAATAGAATTTTTAGTATTTGCATATCACCATAGTCTAATCTCATCTTTTGAGTACCAATTTCAATAAGATAACCTTCTTCTACTTCTTTTATTAATCCTGCTTTTTTACCATTTAAATGCTCAGTCCAATCGCTATTATAAGAAAATAAACATACTATTTTATTATCTTCATACCTTAAATCGTAGTCATGTTCTAACGGATCACCGAGATTATTGCTTACATACACTTGTTTCATTTGTTTATTATTTTAAAGTAAAGAATCTTAAGTCCTTCCCAAGCCAATATTGTTAGTATTATTTTCATAGGTTATTGGTAATCTTCAAATTTCATTGTTTCAGGTAAAAATCTTAATGCTATGTTCTTCGTAGAACCATGCCGGTTCTTCTCAACCTTACAAACTACTAAATCACTAGGTGAATATTCTTTACCACCAATCTCAATAGCTTCTGTCATCTCGTAGTAATGTGGTCGCATAAGCATAATAACTGCATCCGCATCTTGCTCAATAGAACCTGATTCCCTTAAATCAGATAACTGAGGCATCTTATCTCCTCGTTCTTCTACTCTACGAGATAATTGAGATAGGGCGATAATAGGTACTTCCAACTCTTTAGCGAGGGCTTTTAGGCTTCTACTTATATAGCTAACCTCTTGTTCCCTGTTTTGGTTTGATTTGCCTGTACCACTCATAAGTTGGAGGTAGTCGATAAAGATTACCTTGATTCCATACTTTTGCTTTAAGATGGTGGCTTTTGCTCGGAGTTGGGTTACACTAATACCGCCCATATCTTCAATGTGGATAGGTGAGGTTAGTAACAAGTCATCTGTCTTTAGTAAAACCTTTCTTTGTTTGTCATCCAAAGTATTCATTCTAAGCCATTTTAAGGGCAGTTGTGAGCCGATTGACTCTAACCTTTCAACTAATTGTTCGGAGCTCATTTCAAGGCTAAAAACGGCCACAGGAACGCTATCTAAACAAGCTAGTTGATAGATACTAGAAAGCATAAAGGCAGTCTTACCCATCCCTGGTCTTGCAGCTACGATTACTAGGTCAGGCTTAACCCATCCGCATAGAGTATTGTTTAACTCATTAAAACCTGTGTTAAATCCTAGTAAGCTACCCTTTTGTGCCATGTCACGAGTATAGTTAATTGACATAATAATATCTTCCATCATCTTCTCGTAGATATTCCCAAACTCTTGTAGCTGAATGAGTTTTTTGGATACCTCAGCCATGAAGTCTATCGTTCCTTCTTCGCCATTAGTCGCACCAACCACAAGCTCTCCACCCAGCACCACCAACATTCTACGCTTATAGAGTTCTATTATTAACTCTATATGGGCTTCTAGATGAGCAGTTGATACCACATCTTTAGTTAACTCAGAAAGGTAGTAGGCATTTACTTGATCCGTTTGTTTGGCATCTACGATGCGTTGGTAGAGTGTAGTAATATCTATTGGGATATTCTTATCGTACATTTCTCTAATGGTTCTAAATACAAGCTTATGCTTATAGTCGTAGAATATATCCTCTTGTAAGTAGTTGATTACTAATGACAAAGATTTTTTGTCGATTAATAACGAGCCTAGGATATTGCGTTCAATCTCTGTGTTTTTTGGAAGGTCAATGACTTGCATTACTTTAGTTTTATTTTTGTGTTTTGTGTTGCTACAGGCTCAAAGTTTTTAGAGTTTTTAACCCATGTAGCTATTCTTCTACTTATGTCAAAGAATTTTTGGTCTTGGAATCTCATCTTTCCTTTTGCATCTTCTTCTGTCCAGTAAGATAAAAAAGAATCATATTGGTTACCTAGTTTATCCTTTAGTTCATCTAACCTTTTGACAAAAGCTTCCTTATCGTTATATAACTTATTAGTATTATTAATAGATGTATTATTAATCAATGTATTAATACCCTTCGCCTTTTCCGAATACCCCTCTTCGGTTTTCCGAATACCCCCTTCGAGTTTCCGAATAGGTACAGTAGGTGTTAAAATCCTTTGTTTTACTTGCTTACCTTCATAGATTAGAAAGGTAGTTATATATCCTTTAGAAACTAAAGATTTTATGATTTCGCTAACCCTTGAGTTACTTAATTGGAAAAACTCACCGAAATAAGCGTTAGAGGCAAAGCATCCTTTTTCAGCATTTAAACTATCTACCTCGACTAGAAATAATTTCTCCATCCAAGATAGCTTCTCATCCATCCATACCTCTTTGGGAATCCAAACCCCCTTAAAATCTCTATTCATAAAATAAAAAAGCCCCATCAAATTCCCCCCAGTCGGATTGGGGGTTCATATCAAGGGCAATAAGTTCTTAATGAGTATCCGACACTCATGACAAATATACTAAACTTCTTTAGCAATCCTAAAAACTACCTTTCTGTTATCCACTATAAAACGCTTACGAGCAACAGGGTTAAGCGATTCACGGATCACTTGAGATGCTATCTTTGTTTTACGACTAGCAGCAGCAGCAGACTTAAATAGCACCTCTTCCATAGTGTCAGTATAAACCATTCTAATTGGAATAGAGTTCTCTAATCCTTTAATCTCATTCGGCATCTGGTTTCGGTTTAAAGTGGTTTTTTAGGCCCTTGATAAATGATTGGTTTGTTTCATGGAACTCCCTTTTAGAAAAATAATTCTCATCTACCTTACCGCCATCCATTTCATTGGGGTAAACGAGTATGTCATCGTCATAAAAGTTACGCACTCTTCCTGTATCGTAACACACCACTTTCCATATGGTGTTAGTATCAGTTCCGTAATCAATCCATGCGATTGCTTTTCCATAGCCTAGAGGGGTTAAAACATCTATTGTTTGTTCTAATTGTAGTATCAAAATAATCGTTTTATTGATTTGATTTTATAATAAGTTTCACAGAATATTAATAGCAGCACCGCTATTGGTACTGCTATAAAGAAAAACTTAATAATTGCTAATACTTTCATATTACTTCTTTAAGGATATTTTAAAAGTAGTTGTACTGAACTTCGGAGCAGGATAAATCATCTCTCCAGTTTCAGGATCAACCAATGGCTCTTTAATAGTCTTAAGTAATGACTCTCTTTCCTTTTGCTTAAACTTAATAGCCTCAAGCTCTTGGTTATACTTAAGCCATGTGTGGTCACCATCATAGGCATACTTAACCCCTGATTCTATTCTGCTAATCTCAGCATCAAGCACGATTGCTTTACCTTGAGGATGTAAGTCTAATTGACTGATAACATCTTCCTTTAATTCAGCTCTGATTCCCTCTAGCAACTGCACTAATGCCTCTGCTTTAACGAGCATTTCAAGTGGATTCTCGCCTGTTTCCCTAAAGTGTGTTACAACCACTTGTTTTAGGAGTTCTATGCTAAATTTGGATGGTGTAATTGAATTTAATTCAATAGATGGTAGTAAATTACTCATATTATTTCTTTTTTGTTGTTAACGATTCTTTTTTAGACTTCATCAATTTCATTAATTGCTCATCTTTTTCTATGTATTCCTTATTGCCAAAAAATACATCAGTCAAGT